ATCAAAGCTGCACAGAAACAAGTTGACCCACCACTATTAGTTCCGGATGATGGATTCTTACTTCCTGTTAGAACTGTACCGGGTGGATTAAACTTTTATAGAAGTGGTACAAGGGATAGAATTGAACCATTAAACATTGGTGCAAACAATCCATTAGGTTTAAACATGGAAGAGCAAAGAAGAAATGCTATTAGAGAAGTATTCTATGTAAACCAATTACAATTACAACAAGGTCCACAAATGACAGCTACAGAAGTTGTACAAAGAAACGAAGAGAAGATGAGATTACTTGGACCAGTATTAGGTAGACTACAATCTGAATTATTAAAACCATTGATTGATAGATGTTTCAATATTCTATTAAGAAAAAATCAATTTGCAGAAGCACCAGAGTTTTTATCCGGTCAAGATGTAGAAATAGAATATGTTTCTCCATTAGCTAAAGCACAAAAATCTACAGAACTTTCATCAATAACTAGAGCAATGGAAATACTAGGGGGTCTAGCAAATGTAGCACCTGTATTTGATTACATTAACTTTGACGCATTGGTTAAACACGTTGCGGATATTGTGGGTATGCCACAGAAGTTATTAAAACTACAATCTCAAGTTAATGCTGAAAGAGAACAACAAGCAGCACAAGCTGAACAACAACAACAAATGGCACAGATGCAACAGGTTGCACAAGCTGGGGGACAAATCGCACCACTAGCAAAGGCATTACCTGAAGAAGCAAAAGCCTTAGTAGAATAATATGTCAAGATTTGGAAAAGCAATAAAAATGGCAGTTGCAGCAGGTATAATAAAACCTGTTACTCCAAAAACTGAAAAAAAAACAACAACAAATAAAACAGAAACTTCTACAGTTACAAAAAATAATAATAAAAAAAATACAACTACAAAAAATAATAATAAAAGAAAAGGAATATCAAAATCTATACTTAATCAATCTAATTTATTAAAAAAAAAATCCACAATTAAAAAGAAAACATTACTAGGGGGGTAAAATGGAAAACAAGGAACAAGAAAAACAAGTAAGAGAAATACAAAAACAATTAAAAGAACTACAAAAAGATTATCAATTTATTTTTGCATCAAATGAAGGTAAGAATGTTTTAACTGACATTGAAAAAAGATGTCATTATCATACTACTACTAATGTAAAAGGAGATAGTCACGAGAGTGCATACTTAGAGGGACAACGTAGCGTCATTCTATTTATTAAATCAATGCTACAACAAAAGGATAAATAATGTCAAGTGAACAGATAACACAAGAAGCTGTGCCTGTAGAAACAACAAGTACAGAAACAACACAACCTACTGCAACACCATCAACTGTATCAAATGGAGATACTCCTGTAAGTTGGAAAAGTTCTATAAGCGAAGAATTTAGAAACGATCCTAACATTGAAAAGTTTACAGAGATAGATGCTCTAGCTAAATCTTATATCAATGCTACAAGAATGATTGGTCAAGACAAAGTTGCTGTACCCAATAAAAATTCAACTGAAGATCAATGGAATGAAGTGTACTCAAAATTGGGTAGACCAGAATCTGCAGACAAATATGCTTTAAATATTGAATCAGAAGCAGTAGCTATGGATGAAGGTGCAATTAAATCTTTTGCCGAACAATCTCATAAACTTGGTTTAAACAATACACAAGCTCAAGGTATATTAGAGTTCTATAAAAATAATATGGAAAGCAATATGCAAAGAGCAACTGTTGATACTGAAACTGCACAAGCTCAAGCTGAAACAGAATTAAGAGCTGAGTGGGGTAAAGAGTTTGATAGCAATGTTTCAAAAGCTAGTGCATTAGCAAAAGCAAATATGAATCCAGAAATACTAGATTTACAGATGCAAGATGGTACTAGGATTGGAGATCATCCAGAAATCATAAAAGGTTTTGCAAAGATTGCTGGTATGCTTTCAGAAGATAAATTAGTTTCAACTGAAAGTGAAAGTGTTAATTCAATGAAAGATTTACAATCAGAAATATCAGCTATTACTAATGATACAACTGGACCTTATTGGAATAACAAACATCCGGATCACGCAAAAATGGTTCAACAGGTTTATACATTAAGAGAAATGGCTCAACCTAAAGAAGATTAATAATTTATATTCCTTGTAATATAATAAAATATATTATAAGGAATTAAATATAAGATAACTCGCAAGACAAGTTTCACGAACTTATTGATGACAGAGAATAGAACTGTAGTCTAAAAGACTTTAAATCCAAGAATTGCCTATCATTATTGATGGAGAACTATTCTGTTTTTTATAAATATAACAATAATGATAAATAGGAGACAAATATGTCATCACAAATAACTACAGCGTTTGTAGAGCAATACTCTGCAAACATACAAATGTTATCTCAACAAATGGGATCACTTTTAAGAGACGCAGTTAGAAATGAATCTGTTACTGGAAAAGATGCTTACTTTGACCAAATTGGTAAAGTTACAGCAATTCTAAAAACTAGCAGACATTCTGACACACCACAAATCGATACACCTCACTCAAGAAGAAGAGTTAGTTTAGCAGATTATGAATTTGCTGATTTAATCGATCAACAAGACAAAGTTAGATTGCTAATCGATCCAACTTCATCTTACGCAAAAGCCGCTGCATACGCAATGGGAAGAGCAATGGATGATGTGATTATCGCAGCAGCACTAGGTTCAGCTAATACTGGAGTATCTGGTGGAACAGCAGTTCCATTACCAGCAGGTAATATTGTTGCAGTTGGTACTGGTGCAATGTCTATTGCTAAACTAGCATCAGCAAAACAAATACTTGATGCAGGTGATGTTGATCCTTCAATTAAAAGACACATCATTGTATCTCCAACTGAAATTGCTGACTTGTTAAATAACACAACTGTTACTTCAAGCGACTTCAACACAATTAAAGCATTGGTTCAAGGTGAAATTGATAGTTTCATGGGATTCAAATTTCATGTATCTAACAGACTTGTTGATAATGCAGCATCAAACACTCAATGTATTGCCTTCGCAGAAGATGGTATTTTACTTGGTGTTGGTAAAGATGTAACTGCTAGAATAGACGAAAGATCAGATAAATCTTACGCTACTCAAGTGTACTACTGCCAAACAATCGGTGCAACTAGAATGGAAGAAGCAAAAGTTGTTTCTGTTCTTGCAAACTAATAATAGCTAATAAAAGGAGAAATAATATTATGGCTAATTCAATACAATACGCAAAACTCAAAGTACACCTTCTGTAAAGTTGAATACTAATGAGTTAGCAGGAAGAGTAAGAGTTGCTTTTGCTGAATACGAAGCTGCAACAGAACAATCAACAATCACTATGTTTACAATACCTAATGGTGCTAGATTGTTATCTGCTGCAGTATCACATGACGCATTAGGTGCATCTACTACATTATCAGTTGGTAATGCAGCTTATACAGATGCAGATGGAACAGCAGTTGCTCTTGACGTTGACGCATATAAAGCGGCAGCAGCTTCAACAGCAGCAACAAGTTCTGATGCTTTAGTTACTATGGCATTAGGAAAAATGCAGTAGTTGATGCTAACGAAGATGGTTTACCAGTTACAGTTACATTAGCAGGTGATGATGGAGCTGGAACTATCCAACTACAAATGTTTTACGTTTTAGATTAATACTTATTTTAAGGGGTGGAAGCGAGAGTGGAAACCCCCTAGAGTGCATGAAACAAATTAAAGATTTAAAACCTGTATTACATCTTAAAAAAGACAATTACATTTACAGGTATGTATTAGTAGACAGATTTCAAAATGATGGTAAGAATCATTATGGTTTTGACACTAAACAAGAAAAGACAACAGAAGAAATTTTTGCGTTAAAAAGTAATAGACAAATCAGACGTAAGTATATAATAAGGAAGTAATATGGCATCAGTAGTAGGAATATGTAATGGAGCATTAAATCAACTAGGAGCTACAACAATACTTTCATTAACAGAAGATTCAAAAAATGCTAGACTTTGCAATGCTAGATATTCAGAAGTAAGAGACGCAGTATTTAGATCACACCCTTGGAACTGTTTACAAAAAAGAGTAGAGGTATCATCATCTGTTACAGTACCAGCTTGGGGTTTTAAATTTCAATATGACCTACCCGGTGATTGTTTAAGATTACTTAGAATATTAGAATATGATTCTAATCATAAAGTAGAAGGAAGAAGTATATTATCTAATAGTGAGACTATGAAAATTTTATATATTTCAAGAGTTACTGACCCAAATCAATATGATGAATTGTTAAGAGAAACTTTATCTTCAGCATTAGGTGCAGATATTGCTTATGCAATTACATCTAATAATACTACTTCACAAAATATGATTGTATCATACCAAGAAAAATTAAGAGATGCTAGATTTGTAGATTCAACAGAAGGATATAATGTTAATCCGGATAATGGAATGACAGATGTTGTTGGTGCTGATACTTTCATTAACTCAAGATATTAATAATGGCTAGAGTAGCTGCACAACTTACAAACTTCACAGCAGGTGAATTATCTCCACGTTTAGATGGAAGAAATGATTTAGCAAAATATTCAGCAGGATGTGCAACTGTAGAAAATATGGTTATCTATCCTCATGGAGCTGCTGCTCGTAGACCCGGAACACAATATGTTGCTTCAGTAAAAACTCCAGCTGCTAAAACAAGATTAATACCTTTTGAATTTTCAACCGAACAAACTTACATATTAGAATTTGGAAATACATACATAAGATTTTATAGAAACAATGGTCAAATAGAATCTGTTGGAGTACCTTATGAAATAGTTTCACCTTATTTAACAGCAGAATTATTTGATATTAAATTTGCACAATCTGCTGATGTTATGTATATTACGCATCCCAATCATCAAACTAGAAAGCTATCAAGAACAGGTCACACATCATGGACTTTAACTGCGGTTGAATTTACTAATGGTCCATACTTAGATGCTAATACATCTACAACAACAATATCCACGTCTGCTCATACTGTAGGTACGGGTAGAACTATGACAGCAAGTGCTAGTACATTTGTTGCAACAGATGTTGGTAGACAAGTTAGATTTAGAGATGGCTATGGAATAATAACAGCTTTTACAAGTGCTACAGTTGTAACTATAGAAATATTAATAGACATGGGTTCATCATCTTCATCTACTGATTGGTCATTAGGATCATTTTCTACAACAACAGGTTTTCCATCTTGCGTATCTTTCTTTGAACAGCGATTAGTATTTGCTGCAAGTATTAATAATCCACAAACAGTTTATTTTTCTAAGTCTGGTGACTATGAAAACATGGATGCAAACATTGGTGGAACTGTTGCAGATGATGATGCTATTATTTATACAATCGCATCTAATCAAGTAAACGCAATTCGTTTTTTAACTTCTGCTAGAACTTTAATTATAGGTACTGCAGGTGGTGAATTTGTTGTATCTGGGGGTGGTGATAATAATGCTGTAACCCCTACAAACATTATGATTAAAAAACAATCTAATCATGGTGCTGCAAACGTAGATGCAATATCAGTTGGTAATGCAACATTATTTTTACAACGTGCTAAAAGAAAAATTAGAGAACTAGCATATAACTTTGACGTAGATGGTTATATTGCTCCAGACTTAACTATCCTTGCCGAACACATTACTGAAGGGGGTATTATTGAAATGGCATATCAAGAAGAACCTTTAGCCATTTTATGGTGTGTTAGAGATGATGGTGAATTAATTGCTTTAACATATCAAAGAGAACAAGAAGTAGTTGCTTGGCACAGACATATTATTGGTGGTTCATTTGGAACAGGTAATGCAGTAGTTGAAAGTGTTGCAGTAATTCCAACAGACGATAGTGAATATGAATTATATATGATTGTTAAAAGAACTATTAATGGTTCAACTGCAAGATATGTAGAATACTTACACACATTTAACTTTGACCAAACAGATAATACTTCATTTAATTATTTAGATTCTCAATTAGGTTTAAGCAAATCACAAACAACTTTAACAGCAGGTATTAATGCTACAGCTACAACTGTTCCTGTTGCTTCTGTTTCTGGTTTATCATCTTCTGGTAAAATAAAAATTGGCGGAGAAATAATTTCATATGGTGCAATATCAAGTCTCAACTTAACAGGATGTACAAGAGGTCAAAATATAACTACAGCAACATCTCATGCTTCTGGTGCTGTTACAAAAGAAGTTGTAAATATTATAGCTGGGTTAAATCATTTAGAGGGACAAACAGTTTCTATATTAGTAGATGGTGCAACTCATCCAACTAAAGTAGTTGCTAGTAATTCAATAACTTTAGATAGATTTGGAACAGATGTTAAGATTGGATTACAATATACATCAATATTAAAAACTATGAGAATAGATGCTGGATCACAAGATGGTACTTCACAAGGTAAAACTAAAAGAATATATGAAGTTACTGCTAGACTATTTGAAACAGTTGGTGTTGAAGTAGGACCAGATTTAGATAACATGGAAAGAGTACCATTTAGAACTTCTGCTGATCCTATGGATCAAGGTATTCCACCATTCACAGGAGATAAAGAAGTAGAATTTAGAGGAAATTATGATACAGATGGTTTTATGATGGTAAGACAAACGCAACCTTTGCCTTTAACACTTTTATCATTATACCCAAGATTGGTAACTAATGATGGATAATAAATTGCATATAACACCTTATACAAAAGAACATGGAAGATTTATATTATCTTGTCAAATGAATCATAAAATTTTAGAAGCTGATTCAGAATATATAAAAGTTATGGGTGATGCTCAAAACTTAGAACAAGATCATTTAGCTTTTACAGGTATCGTAAATAATAAACCTATCTTTGCAGCAGGTATGAAAATGGTTTGGGGTCAAGTTGCTGAAGGTTGGGTTATTGCTACAGATGAAATGTGGAAACATCCATTAGGTGTTGCTAAGGCAATTAAAAAAGATTTTGCTAGAGTTGCAAAGGAACATAATATAAAAAGAGTACAAGCTGGAATTAGAAAAGATTTTAAAGAAGGCATAAGATTTGCCGAATGGTTAGGATTAGAAAGAGAAGGCTTAATGAAAAACTGGGGATTTGACGGATCAGACCAATACTTATATGCGAGGATATTTTAATGGGAGCAGCTGCACCTTTTGCACAATAGATTTTTACTGAGTTTTGATAATAATATTATAGAAGAAGATTCTTACGAATATGAAGGACCATTAACATTAGCCGGTCCAGCAGCTCCAGCAATACCTTATGTAGTAGGAGCAATGGGGGTTGCTCAATATCAACAACAAGGAGCTATTGGTAAATTTAATCAAGCTAAAAATAATCGTGATGCTCAAGTTTTTGAAGGTCAAGCAGCACAAATAGAACAAAAAGCAGAATTTGACATTGCACAATTTCAAAAACAATTTAAACAATTAGAAGGTGAAACTAGAGTTGCACTTGCTACTTCTGGTGTAGAACTTGGAACAGGTAGTGCTTATAATATAGAACTTTCAAACGCTTATGAAGCAAAATTACAAGAAAATTTAATTAGATATAATTCACAAGTTGCTGCAAACAATAAACAAGAAGAAGCAAACTTTGCAAGAATTAAAGGTACAATGGCTAAACAAGAATCTAGACTAGCTCAAATAAATACAGTAGCTTCCACAGGATCAAATATATACTCAATGATGAATAAACCTAAAGGAACTGTATAATGCCAAAAATACCTACATTTAAAGCAGAAGGTTCAATTACTCAATTACAAGGAACTACAACTAATATTCAAATGGGTTTAAATAATACTCTTGCTGGTGCTTTAGCACCTATAACAGAAGCTGTAGTTAATTTTAAAATAAAAGAAAATGAAGTACAAAATAAAACAGAAGCTCTTAAATTAAAAAATGATTATTTATCTGAATCTGTTTTACTTGAAGATCAAATTAATCAAGATGAAAATCTTTCCGTAAATAAAGCAGCTGCAAATATTTTCTTAAAAGAAAAAACAAATGCTTATATAGAAAAATATTCTTCATTAGCAAGTAATAATGCTGTTAAAACAATGTTTACAAATTCAGCTTTAGCTGATGTATCAAAACAAATTTTTAGTGTTGATGGACAAATATCAAAAAATATTTTAGTTCAAGCAGATGAAGTATTTATTGATACAAAAGAAAAATTATTTTCAAAAGCATATTTAAAAGGTGGTATTTATAAAGACACTTTACTAAAAGATACACAACAATTAATTATTGATTCTTATAAATCAAGAGTAACTTTTCCAGAATTAGAAACAATGCTAGGAAATGTTAAAGGTGAAATTGATTATTTTGATGGGATGCAGGATGTTCAACAAACTCCAAGAGCAGCATTTTATGCTTTAAAAGATGAAAAAAATTATTCAGATATAACTACAAAACAAAGATTTGCTTTAATAGAAAGAGCATCAGTAGTTATAAGAGAACAATTAACTACAGAGTGGGAAAATCATACAGCTATGATTGATGCTGGAAAAGAACCACCAGAATTTGATATGAAACTTGCACAAGAAGTTTTTGGTGGAGAAGTTGCTGATAAAATGTTGCAACAAGAAAGTGTAAGAAAAGATTCTGTTGTTAATACATCACTTCTTATGACCTCACCTCAAAAAAATGTAAATGAATTACTTAAAAATATTATAGATGATGTGTATGAAAGATTTGGTGAAACACAAGCAAAAGCAATGGAAAAATATTATATAGGTATTGCTAACACAAGAAATGAAAATTTAATAAAAGACCCAGTAGAATTTTTGCGTACTACTAATGATGATATTGATTCTTTATTTGAAGAAATTGAAAATAATACTGATAACCCAGAAAGTAGATCAAAAAGTCAAAAAATTTTAGCTCAAACATTACTTACAGAACAAACAAGAATTGGAGTTCCATTATCAAAACAAAAAGTTATGTCAAATTCAATGGCAGCAAAATTTGTAACTCAATTTAAAGAATTGGGTTTTGATGGAAATTCAAAAGCAAGAACAGCTATGTTAAAAAGTTTAGACTTTCAATACGGAGATTTATCAGACAAAGCATTAACACAGTTGATGACCGCTGGTTTACCTAAAGGTACAAAGGTTGGTCTTGTTCTTGGAACTGAACAAACAATTAATGAATTTATGAGTTTTGATGATCCAAAAGAAGTGTTGGCATTAACAAATTTTTTAGCACGACAAGATGATACAGATATAAGTTTAGAAAAAATTAAAACAGCAATAGTAAACCAAAGCGATTATGGAGATATTTATAATATAAACAGACAAAATGTTCCTTTTGATATAAGTGGAACAATAACAGAAATGGATGAAATAACAGATGTACTATCTTTGTATGCTGCAAAATTAATGTTTGGTAATCCCGGCATGAGTGTAGATGCAGCTTCTAAGGAAGCATCATTATTATTTTCTAACAATTATAGAGTAGAAGATACTTATTTTTTACCTTAGAAAAATTGATGGTAGAGATATAAATGATAGAGAGCTAGATACTCATGTAAAAATATTAGACACAATTAAATATAATTATTTACCAACATTTGAAGCTGTTGCTTATAAATCAAATAGAGAAGAGGTGTCATCTAAAGAATTAACAGAAAAAATGAATTATAATTTAATAAATAATGGAGAGTGGAGAAATTCTGCAGATGGAGAAGGTTCAGTTTATGGAATTGTTCTTTCTAATAATTCTTTTGGTATAGTTGTAAATGAAAATGGAGAAGAATTATTTGTAAAACATGGTGATAATAGTTACACTTTACCAGGTAGTTCTGGAATTGAAATTGATATAAATCTTCCTACTGAACAAGAGAAAAAACAATACAGAGGATATTATGGTTATGCTGAAAAAATAAAACAAGAATCTAATAATTTAGATAGTGATGGAAATTTTATAGGTGGAAAAAGAGAAAACTTAGATAACAATGAAATGCAAAATGCTTTAGAACAATCTGGTGCATCAACTGTAGAAATATCTAATGTATTTTCAACTGCTGCAGAAGCATCTGAAATAGATTTATCACAAAAATATAATAAACTTCCTAATTTAGAACCTGTTAAACAAGAATGGTTATTAACTACAGCAAAAAAAGTTTTTGATATTAATAAAGATGAAATAATACCTAGTGATATTATACTTGCAATAAATAGTGGAGAAACTGGATATGGTACATCTAGATTTTTTAAAGAAGGCAGTAATAATCTTTTTAACATTCAAACATTTAATAAAAATACTCCACATATTAAAGCAAAAGATAGTGATCAAATGATTAAAAAATACAATACAGTTGAAGATTCTATTATAGATTTTTTAAGTATGGTAAAAACATCTAAAAAATATAAAAAAGTAAGAGAACAAATAAAATTATTTAATGAAGGTAAGGGAAGTAAAGATAAAATTATAGATGCTATTGCAGCAACAGGATTTGCTGAAGATGAAAAATGGAGCAGTAAAACTAAATCTATTTTAAAAAAAAGAATTAATGGTAAACACAAAAATGAATTATCTAATTTAAAATAACATGGCAAAATTTAGTTTTGGATTAAATGTAAATGAAACAGCACAAGAAAATGGTTATGACCAATATCAAACTACTCTTAAAGAATCATTAGGTGCGGTAGCTGCAGATAACTGGGAACTTAACCCGGCAATGGCTACGTTTAAAAATTGGCAAATGTATGAAGCTAAAAGTATTTCTGAAGAAGGAGAAAGGTCTCCAAGAAATCAACCTATACTTCGTGTTAATAGAGATAAATTAAATAAACAATATTCAAGTTTAGGTTTGTATTTTGAACAAGATGAATATCAATCAGTTGTTGATATTATGGTTAATAGTAAAATAGAAGAAAATGAAAGACAAAGCATTATGTCTCGTGGACCAGAAGGTTCTTTTAATCCTTTATCTGGTGGATTTTATGTTGGTGCTGCAAAACTTGCAGTAGGTATTGGTGTCAGTTTTCTTGATCCTATAAACATTGGAGCTTCATTTATTCCTGTTGTTGGACCAGCTAGATTTGCACAAATAGTTGCAAGAACTGGTTTAAAAACTGGAAGAGCAGTTAGAGGTGCAGTAGAAGGTGCTGTTGGTGCAACACTTTTAGAACCATTAATTTATGGTACAGCTCAAAAAATACAAGCTGATTATGATTTAGTAGATAGTTTTATGAATATTGGATTTGGTACAATTATTGGTACTGGACTTCATGTAGGTGCTGGTGCATTAAAAGATATAGGTACTGCTCAAAAATTTGAAGCACAAATTATAAAAAATAAAAAAAATTTAGATGAAGGTACAGGTGGTGAACCAGAGTTAAATTTATACAATCAATACTATCCTGTTAATGGTGAGTTTATGATGAAGTTAGAAAAAACTGATCCAAGAACTAGAGAATTATTATTAGCAAAAGCAATAGGAGATTTATCATTAGAAAACCCTGTTAATACTGCAAGTATATTAGATGCAGATGCAACATTGCGTGAAGGTACAGCTAATCCAGCTACAGGAGAAATTAAAAGTACAACTAGAAATACCTTTAATGATGCGGATATAAATCCAGTTAATAAAAATATTGATAATTTAAGTTCTGCTGAAAACGATATTGTAATGAATCGTGAATCTCAAGATTTACTTGATTTAAGAAATAAACAAACAGAACAAGGTTTAATTTTAAAAACAGATTTTGGTAATGAAGGAATACCAGATGTTTTAACAAATACAACAGAAGCTCTTGATGATTTTAATGCAAACTCAAAAGAAGTTGAAGAAACAGTAAAAGATTTTATTAATTGTGAAAATGGAAATACATAATCATGGCTAAAAATACTTGCATAATAAGAGTAGAAAATTTATTAAAAAAATCTTCTATTAAAAGTATAAAAAAACAAGAAATAATAAATGCTATTAAAGATGCAATGGCAGACAAAAAATTATCATCTATTGATGAGGTTGATGTAGATGCGGTAGCTAAAGATGTTACTGCACAAATGAAAGCTCAAAAACAAAAAAATAAAATAAATGCTATAAAAGATGAAATATTAATAAGAAAACATCAAGAAAATATTTTAACTAATTTTGCTAATAATGAATTTGAAGGATTAGCTTCAGTAATGGTTGGATCAAACGATCAAGTAACCGGAGCAAGAAATTCTGTTTCAGTTGCACAAGAAGGTGCAATGGCAAATTTAATTACTGAATCTAATCAATTATTAAAACAAGCAGGTGTATTTAATTTTTTTAAAGATATGGATGTAAAAACTCAAAGAAAAGTTACTAGAACTATATCTGAACTTGCTGTTGAACCTACTTTAACAGAACAAAGAGCTGGAATAAAACCTAAAGTAACAGAACAAAATCCAGACATTATAAAAGTTGCAAAAGTTATGCACGAATTTTCTGAAAAAATTAGACAAACTTTAAATGCTAAAGGAGCAAATATTCCTAAAATGTGGGGTTGGGTTGTTAAACAAAGTAATGATATATTTGAAGTAAGATCGGCAGCTAATAGATTGGGTTTAAAATTAGATGATATTAAAGCTGATCCAGATTTAATAGGAACAGATATAAATTATAATAAAAATTATCAAGCATGGAAAAATTTTGCAATGCAAGGATTAGATGGAGATAGAACTTTTGCTACTGCTGATAACATAGATTCATATATGCGTTTTATTTATAATACTTTAGTTGGTAATAAAATTCAAATGTCTGATGCTGCAAGTAATATTTATGGATCAAGAGATTTTGCAAAAGGTGCTGGTTCTAAAAGAGTATTACATTATAAAACTGCAGATGATTGGTTTAATTATCATTTAAAATTTGGAACTGGAACATTACAAGAAGCCTATTATTCTGGAATAATGACAGCAGGAAGAAATATTGGAATGATAGATAAACTTGGAACTAAACCTATAGATAATTTTGAAAAAATTAGATTAGGTGTTCAATCAGTTTTAGCAGAAGCAGGAAGAGATACAGGAAAAATATCAAGTGCTAGACCCTTTAAAAAATGGATGAATGTTATAGATGGTTCTATGCACACACCCGATAATTTTGTTTTAGCTAAAGCTGGAGCAATAATTAGAACTGTTGGAGATATATCAAAATTAGGTGGTGCGGGTATTTCAGCTACTGCTGATTTAGCTATTTATGGATCAGAAATGAAACATCAAGGTGATGTATTTTTGGGTTCTATGGCTGATGCAATGGCAGCTCTTGCACAAATTAGACAAAATCCAGAATTTAAAGATATAGCTGAAGGATTAGGATTTATGATAGATGGAATAATTCACGATACAGCCAATAGAAATTCTGCTGGAGATTTTAATTCTAAAGGTGCTACAGAAATTAAAAGAGCATTTTTTAAATTAAATCTTTTAACTTGGTGGACCAATACTTTAAAAGAAAACGCAATGTTAGGTATGGCAAACTATTATGCTAAACAAAAAAATTTAAAATTAAATCAACTAAATAAACCCTTACAAAATTTATTTAATGTTTATAATATAAATTCTGTAAAATGGGATGTTATTAGAAAACAGGCAATGGTTAAAGCAAGTGATGGAAAAGAATTTATTAATATTTCTCAATTAGATAATATTTCTGATTTTGATATGGAAAGAATTTTAGAAAGAACTGATTTAAGTAAAGCAGAATTACAAATACAAAAACAAATTTTAAATATTCAGTATCTGGAATGTTAATAGACAGATCAATTCATGCGGTTATTCAACCAGATGCTAGAGTTAAAGGAGTAATGACACAAGGATTAATGAAAGGAACTGGCATGGGAGAAGCTATGGGTTTTCTAGGTCAATTTAAAGGTTTTCCAATGGCTCTTGTTAATATGGTTGGTGGAAGAGATATGGCTTTTATAAAAAAAGGACCAAATCAAGATGTAGGAAGAGGAATAAGAGGAATGGGAGCTACTTTTGTAACACTTGTTATGATGGGTTATGTTGCTATGTCTTTAAAAGATTTATTAAAAGGTAAAAAACTTCGTGATCCAAGATTAAAAGCAACTTGGTTTGCAGCTGCTGCTCAAGGTGGGGGACTTGGTATTTATGGTGATGTATTATTTAGAGAACAAAGAGATTCTGGTAGTGTTGTTTCTGGTCTTGTAGGACCAACTGCGACAACTCTTGCTGATGTTTTATTGGCTGTAAATTATGGTATTCGTGGAGAAGGTGGTGCTGCAGGTAAGGCTGCTTATAGAGCAGTAAGTCAAAACATACCTTTTGCAAATTTATTTTATATTAAAGCTGCATTTGATTACATTATAGGTTATCAGATGATGGAAACTATGTCTCCCGGTGTATTAAAAAGAGTAGAAAAAAGAATGAAAAAAGAATATAACCAAGAATATCAAGAAAATTTTTTGTTTACAAAACCATCAAGAAATAATAAAGGTTTTTAAGTTATGACAGTATCTACAACTATTATTAAGAATTTCCACAATGGTAATGCAAGTACAACTAACTTTGCTTATCAATTTAGAATTTTAGAGGACACCGATCTTTTAGTTATTATCCGTACAAACTCCACAGGAGCTGAAACAACTAAAACATTATCAACACATTATACAGTAGCCGGTGCAGGAGATGCGTCTGGTGGAAGTATAACATTTACTGGGGGAAATATTCCTGCAAGTGGTGAAACAGTTGTAATCAGACGGAATGTCCCGCAAACTCAAGCAATAGATTATATTGCTAATGATCCATTCCCTGCGGAGACACATGAAGAGGGTCTGGATCGTGGTACTATGGTTGCTCAACAAGTGGCAGAGGAATCAGATAGATCAATAAAATTATCAAGAACAAACACAATGACTTCTACAGAGTTTACTGTAGGTGCAACAGATAGAGCAAATAAAATTTTAGCCTTTGATAGTTCTGGAGAAATTTCAGTAACACAAGAACTTGGTACATATCAAGGTACAGACGCAACAACAACTACAGCAGCTTATGCTATTAGAGATATGATTAAATCTACAACTGCTGGTCAATTAAATAATGTTTATATTTGTATAGCAGATAGTGTTATTGGAGATACTTTAACAGACACAGATCATTTTGAATTATTAGTAGATGCTTATAGTGCAGCAAGTTCTGCTACAGCAGCAGCAGCAAGTGCAGCAGACGCACAATCATCAGAAGATGATGCAGAAACCGCACAAACAGCTGCCGAACTAGCTGAAACAAATGCTGAAACAGCAGAGACTAATGCAGAGACAGCAGAGACTAATGCTGCAACATCAGAAACTAATGCAGCAACTTCTGAAACAAATGCTGGTACATCCGAAACAAATGCTGCGACATCAGAAACTAACGCAGCTACATCAGAAACAAATGCTGCTACATCAGCAAGTAATGCTTCAACATCTGCAAGTACAGCTACTACTCAAGCATCAAATGCAAGTACATCAGCAAGTAACGCAAGTACAAGTGAAACTAATGCTGGAACTTCTGAAACTAATGCTGGAACTTCCGCTTCTAATGCCTCTACTTCTGCTTCCAATGCTAGTACATCTGAAACTAACGCAGCTACTTCTGCAAATGAAGCCGCAGCATCTGCTGATGCTTTTGATGATGTTTATTTAGGTTCTAAATCTTCTGATCCAACTACAGATAATGATGGTGATGCTTTAGCTGCTGGTATGCTTTATTATAATACTACTTCAACTATTATGCGTATTTATAGTGGTAGTGCATGGGAAAACGTAGCTGTAAGTACAAGTGGTTTTGCAACTTTAGCTGGAGTAGAAACGCTTACAAACAAAACTTTAACTTCACCTAAAATAAATGAAGATGTAGTAGTAACTTCTACTGCAACAGAATTAAATAAATTAGATGGTGTTACATCAACTACTGCTGAATTAAATATTCTTGACGGAGTATGCAAGAGACGCATTAAGTAGAGGAAGTATTCTTTATGGAAATGCTAGTGCTGTTACATCAATTTTAACAACTGGTACTGTTGGTCAATTTTTAACAACAGATGGTACTGATATTTCTTGGGGTGATGCTTCTTCTGGAAGTATAGCATATGGATTATTTTCTAAAATTGACCCAACAGTTGTTGCTTGGGATAAAACAGGTGCTTTCACAATGGAGACCAACACAGGATTATACATTGAAGTTAATGGTGATGTTAAAACTATAGCTTCAGCAACTTCTATTACTATGCCATCAGCTACAGCTGGAACAGATTATGCTATTTGGTGTACAACTGCTGGTGCTTTAGAAGCAACTACAGACCATGTTAGTCCACCATCAGCAAATGCTAGAAAAGTAGGTGGATTTCATTATGCTCCTGGTGGAAACGCAACAGGAACATCAGGTGGAGATACTACTGCATCAATTAACGAATATTCATTATGGGATTTAAAATGGAAACCTAATTGTCCAGACCCAAGAGGTATGACTTTAGTTGGCGGACATTTTTGGTCAGATATTTATTTAACAGGAGTTGACCATCATACTAATGGAACATCTTATTATAATGTTACAATAGCAGATGGAAGTTCACCACCTAAAGTACCAAGTTTATTTGGTGGTAATGGTTCAACAACTTATGGTTCTTATACTTGGTGGGAACAAGCTGAACTATTATCTTCTCATGGGAAAAGACCACCTACTTATCAAGAATTTTCTGCATTAGCTTATGGAACTACAGAAGCAAGTTCAAGAGGAAGTGACCCAACTACAACACAAATGAGTGCAACAGACGATAATTTTACTTCTAAATGGGGTGTTATCCAATCAACTGGTTGTATGCGTATTTGGGGTAATAATTTTGGTGGACCTAATGGTTCTTCGGCTTACACTGCTAATACTGAAGGTCGTGGTTCAACTTATAATCTATCTAACGTCGTGTTTCTCGGTGGTGTTTGGACTGCTGCTTCTCACTCTGGATCACGTAGTTCTAAATGGGATGCTGCTCCCACTATTTCTGATACCAGTATTGGGTCTCGTGGCGTCTGTGATCATAAGGTAGGAGAATAATATGAAATATATAATTAACACCAGACAAGACTTAAATAAGATTCAAGGTACACCAGAATATAATGAATTTATTATTTTACTAAAAGGTACTATGAGTAGAAAGCAAAACATTCAAAACTATCCTGATAACTATAATGAACCTGATTATGATGGTGCAACACTAGAACCTATTTGGACTGATATAGAAGATTTATCTA